GGAGGTGGAGCAGGTTCTGGAATTTTTTCATATTACAGTTTTTCATGGAATGCAGCAACTGTAAAATCAAATTTAAATTCTCAAATTAACGCAAGCACATCGCTTTCTGCCGATGCAAAAACAGCTATGATATCTGTTGTTAATTCATATGTTTCAAATGCAACTGTTGCTGCAACAGTTGTCAATGTAACTGTTAACAGTGTTATTTATGATGTTACAATAGAATCTTTGCCGGGCGATGTATCTGCCGTTGTTGCGTATCCGTCGTCGTTATATCCATGATTTTTGTTCAAATAGCGAGTTATAGAGATCCCGAATTAATACCTACTGTTTTGGATTTGGTTGAAAAAGCTGATGATCCAACTCAATTACGTATTGTCGTGGCATGGCAGCATGATGATTTAGAATCTATTGACCCTATAAAACATTTAATAGAATATATTGATATTCCTTATGTTGATAGTAAAGGAGTTTGTTGGGCACGTAATTTAATTCAACAAAAATATAATAATGAAGAATATACACTTCATTTGGATAGTCATCATAGATTCGTAAAAGGATGGGATAGTTTGTTGTTACAAATGTATCAACAATGTAAAAATATGGGAAGTGATCTCCCTTTATTAACCACATATCTTCCAAACTATGATGCGTTGACTGAAGAATATTTACATGAAGTATGGCAGATGCGGTTAGACAAATTTATGGATGAGGGTCCATTATTTTTTGTGCCCGAACCGATTTTGAATATAGATAAATTAACAGCACCTATACCTGCGCGATTTTACAGTGCTCATTTTGCATTTACAGATGGTAACTTTTGCAAATTAGTTCCACATGATCCCGATTACTATTTTTATGGCGAAGAAACAAATATTGCTGTTCGTGGATTTACACATGGATATGATCTATATCATCCGCATAAATTAATTGCATGGCATCAATACAAAAGAACATATCGTCCTACTCACTGGGATGATAATGTCAAAAGTGGAAATAATATAAATCAATCTTGGTGGGAACATGATGCTAAATCAACCAAGAAACATAGAATTTTATTTGGAATGGAGAATACATCTGATAAAATTACAAATGTATTTGGTAATATAAGAACAGTAGCAGATTATGAAGCATATGCAGGTCTTCGATTTGCCGATAAATACATTAGCGAGTATACATTAGATAATCAGTTACCTCCAAATCCTATAGAATAAATTTAATAATAAATTTTGTATTTTTAATATATATTATTTATGAAATTTATCAATTTTGAGCGTTTATTAGGATTCAGTTCTTTATTTATCGCATCATGTGCGGCATTTTTTAGTATTGTTGGTATTGGAATGTTGTTTAGTGGATCTGCAATTGCTGCGATGATTATGGCAAGTTCTTTGGAACTTGGTAAATTGGTCGCGACTAGTTTTTTATATCGCTATTGGAATAAAACAAAAACATTTTTAAAATTATATTTAACAACATCTGTTATTGTATTGATGATTATTACTTCGTTAGGAATTTTTGGATATCTTAGTAGTGCATATCAACAATCCAGTCTTGAAACTCAGTTAATTGAACAAAAAATTCAATTAATTGAAGAACAAAAAATATTAATTAGAGAAAAAATTTCCACTTCAAAAAATAGAATTTTAAATGTTACTCAGCTACGTAATAGTCAAGAATTGCGTTTGTCACAAAGTATGACAAACACTTTAATTGCGAGAAATCCTATTCAATTAAGACAAGTTCAACAACAAACACAAGAACTTATCGAACAGAGTGACCGAGATTTGGAAACCGAAACTGGAAAAATTCAAAAATCAACTGATGAATTGCAGCAATTAGACCAACAAATCACAAATCTAAAATTAGAAAGTGGATCTAAAAAAGATGTGCAAACTTTTAAATTCGTTGCGGATGAATTGGGCGTCAATATAAATAAAGTAGTAAAGTGGTTTATTGTAGCATTAATTTCTGTATTTGATCCATTGGCAGTATGCTTGTTATTGGCTTATAATACTGCAATTTCAAATGAGTCTACCGATAGTAAATCTAAAGAAAAATTAATTGTTGATCCAAATAAACCCGATGAGGTAGTACCTGATAGTACTGTGCCGAAGACAGAATCTGATGCATCAAATATTATACCGGAATCTAGTACTATTAAATCAGAAGAACTGACGGTTACACCTACACCGGTCGTTGCACCTCCCCAACCAAGTTCAAAGCCATATCCTTTCAGTTTTTAAATATTTTATTGCTTTTCAGAAAATTGGTTATATATAGATAACAGTTGAATAAACTATATATGGAAGAATCTGATATTCAAGAAGTAAAAAAATTACTAAAACAGGCATATAAATTAGAAGATTGGTCAATGGTAGAAGAAGCTATTGATTATCTCTCTGATTTTTGTGAACAATCATCGGAAGATGATGACGAAGAAGAGTAAAATAAAATAAATATATGATATTGACAATTGTTATATTAGGTGTATTATTACTAACATCTATTGGAGTAAACGTTTATTTTGGTGCCATGTTGAATCGTAGCATTGATAAAAATGAACAGTATGAACAATGGATTTCTGATATTGAAAATGCAATCAATATTACTTACAATAAGTTAAAATTGATTGATGACAAGCAGATGTTTGAAAAAGACGATGATGTTGGCTTTGTTTTTTCAAACATTGTTAAGCTGATAGAAAAATTAAAATCTCAATTATGATAAAAACCATAAAGAAGCGTAATAATAAAAAAAAGTCAAAACTAGCACCAAAAAATAAAGTCAAAAAAATAGGCAAAGTTTCTAAAATCAAGACAGCGCCTAGAAAAACAATAAAAAAGACAAATAAGTCTAAAATGAAAATTAACAAAGAACCCAATATTAAAATTGAGGTTCCTGAAATCATTTTAGAGGCAGAAGAATTGCAAGTAAAAGAAAAGAAAGCAAAAAAGCCGCCGATCATGTATTTTACACAAGATACAGAAAACGCAGTTATTGAATACAATCAAGAAGAGGATATTGATAAACGAAATACTATTTACAACGAGCGTATTAAATATAGTTTTGAAAAATTGGTAGAAAATATATTTAATACATTTAAGTTTACTTATTTTGAAACATCTCCATTAGAAATTCAGAAAGAAACGGTTGCACACTTGGTTGCCAACTTAAACAAGTATCAACAAGACAAAGGCAAGGCATTTGGTTATTTTAGTATTGTTGCGAAGCACTATTTAATTTTTCATAATAATAATAATTATAAACGTTTCAAACAAAATGTAGACATTAGCGACACACCAAGCGAAACCACAGTATGTCTACAAGTTGAAGATTCATATTATAAGAACACTGAAATGTCAGAATTTATGAAAATGATGATTGATTATTGGGAAAAGCATGTTGGTAAAATTTTTACCAAACAAAAAGATTTAAATATTGCGAATGCTGTTATTGAATTGTTTCGAAACAGTGATCGAATTGATGCTTTTAATAAGAAAGCGTTATATCTTTACATTAGAGAAATTAGCTCATGTAAAACCCAACAAATTACCAAAGTAATTAATAAGATGAAGCAGTATCAAACCAATATTACCAAATCTTACATAAATAATGGTATTTTACAAACTAATACTTATAAAATGTAATATTTATTAATTATGGACTTTGAATTTGAAATTTATAAAGGAAAGAAATTTTCTTCTTTGTTGAAGGATATTGTGGTGAACAGCGAAGATCGTAATGATACTATTCAGAAACTAATTGATGATCTTCGTATCATGGTCAAAACGCCAAATGATGCTATTATTATTATTCCATTGATAAAAGAGTATCTTGATGTCACTGTTAAAAATGACGAACAGTTGGTAAAATTGGCTGCAATTGTTCAAAGATTGGCTTCTAATAGTGCTGGAAAAGAAGGTGAGGGTGCGTTCGGATTAAGTGAAGAAGAACGCAAACAATTGATGGAGGAAGCGAATACAATTGCAAAGGAAGTTACTAAACCTTTACCAAATAAGGACAAATAATATGTCATATTGGAACATAAAACGTGATATTGGTAATAGTTCTAGAATTCATGAGGCTGGATTTCGCACAAACGATTCGTTTGCACAACTTTCAGAATTTTATGAATTCGAAGAAGCTGTTGTACTTGATGTAATTTATGATGAAACACATCCAGAAATTAAAAATCTTATTGTAAATCAATGGCCCGATAATTATAAAGACGAACCGGCTAATCCAAAAGATAAAAATTATAGCTATATTGGTCGTGTTTGTTTTAGATTACTACATTCACAAATCAATTTACCTAAAGAATCATTATCTTGGGCAAAACCAGCACATTCGACTGGGTTGATTGAGTATCCATTGTTAAATGAAATTGTAACGGTAGCAAAATATAGAAATGAGTGGTATTATTTTCGTAAGTTGAATATTAATGGATTTGTTAATAATAATGTTAATTTTAATGTTGAAAAAACAGAAGGTAATACTTCTGGCAATCGACAAGATGATTTTCAAAATATTAACAAAAGCATTCCAATTGAGGGACCAATATCATATACAGGGCCGATTTCTGTAAAAAACGCAAATAATAGTGGAAGAATGGGTGCTTATTTTAATGCAAATAATAAAATACGTGCCGTGCGTAAATTTGAAGGTGATCTTACGATTGAAAGTCGTCATGGGCAATCTATTCGTTTTTCATCATATGATGCTTTACGAAAAAATGATATAGGCGATCCAAGATATCCAGATTATAAAAATACGGGCAATCCAATGATATTGATTAGAAATCGTCAACGCCCACTTGGTGATGAAAAACGAGATAGACCACTACATCCGTTGTTAAATCCTATTCCAAAAATAACAAATTTGGAAAAAAATGCCGGTGGTATTATAGAAGAAGACATTAATAACGATGGTAGTAGTATACATATTACGTCGGGATTAACAGAAAGTGGATGGAAAACCACAGTGTATAAAACAATATTTTGTAAAGAAATAAATGAAGAACAGCCATTGTTTTCTCCAAAGGATGCCACCGAATTTACAAAACCAAAATACACAGGGGATCAAATTGTTATACAAACAGATCGACTAATTTTTAGTAGTAGATTTGAAGAAACTTTTCATTACAGTAAAAAACGATATGGTATTGTTACAGATAGCGAATACACATTAGATGCACATGATCAAATTGTTATTACTACCAACAAAAAAACTGTCATCAATAGTCCTGCGATTTATTTAGGGCAGTATGATCAAACCAATGAACCTGTATTATTGGGACAAACAACACTTGATTGGTTGTACGATTTGTGTGAATGGTTAAAAGCGCATACTCATTGGTATAATCATAGCCATCCAGATGCTGGAGGTGCTGAACCAAATCAAACACAAAAACCAGTTCAAATTGTCCAATTGGAGGCATTGCAATCTCGGTTGGAACCATTGTTAAGTAGAAGAGTATTTGTTACTGGTGGTGGATATGCACCGGGTGCAAATGGAGTAAAGCCAGTAAATACAGATAGTAAAGTCGAGCCAGTTTCTATTAATACACGTAATGGAAATGGTGTGCCGGGAGGATTTTTCGGTAAAAATAGTAGAAAATTAAATAAATAAAACCATTGTATTCACGATAGTTATTATATAATCTTATGAAAGCAGAACAATTCAAACAATTAGTACGAGCAATTGTGCAAGAAGAAATTAAAAAATCATTACCTGTGTTGGTGCCTCAGATTGTTGCTGAAGCATTATCTGGTAAGTCTGTCAAACCAAAATTGATTGAAACCAATAACGAAGATTTTTTTGAAAGCTTAAAAAATGAGATGGCGGGAAGTCCAATTCCAGCGGCACCGAAACCAAAACAACCAAAGAAATTTACTAACAATCCATTATTAAACCAAGTGTTGAATGAAACAGAAGATGGTGTTCCACAAGACGTTTCATTTGGTAGTCAAATGCAACAAATAAACTTTAAACAAGGTACACAACCATTGAATATTCAGGCACCCGTATCTCCAGTTTTAAATGAGACAACTAAAGCGCAAGCTGAACTTGGCGTATTTAAAGATTATCGTAAATTGATGAAAGCAGTCGATGTAAAGAAAAAACAAGGACCGTTTGGTGGAGGCAGCATTGGCGGACTAAGTATTGAGGGCGGCGTACCAAATGACTTTAGTACAATTGATTAATTATGAAACCTATTGGACTAGTATTACCTTTAACTAGAGGAAATAATGGATATTTTGATCAGTCATATGATACAATGACACAGATCAAAAGTAACATTATTAATCTTTTACGTACCAATAGTGGTGAACGAAGAATGCAACCTCAATTTTCTTCTGGATTACAAGAAGCATTGTTTGAGCAAAATTTGCAAAATACCCCCGATTTAATAAAACGTATTATTGAAAACAAAATAAATATGTGGATACCGGGTGTAACAGTAGAAAATATAAATTTAAATATATCGAATAGTGAAAAAAACATGCTCACTGATACTTATAAAGTATATCTAAAAATTATATTTAGTGTTAATCAACAAACAGATTCTGTGTCTATGGAATTTACGTCTAATAATTTATAATGTATGGCTGACATCATTCAAAAACAATTTAATACCGGAAAAAAAGATTTGAAGTATATTAATAAAGATTTCAATTCTTTTCGAGATGCATTAATTCAATATGCACAGACATATTTTCCAAATACATACAAGGACTTTAATACTGCTTCGCCGGGAACAATGTTTATTGAACAAGCTGCATATGTTGGAGATGTTCTTTCCTACTATGGTGATTATCAATTAAAAGAAAGTTTGTTAAATTATGCCGGCGAGCGCAAAAATGTTATTGCGTTGGCAAATTATCTTGGTTATAAAACCAAACCAACCAAAGCCGCAGTTACTACAATTGATATCTATCAACTGGTTCCATCAATCAAAAATAGCGCAGGAGAATATGTACCTGACAATACATATGCATTATCTTTGCGCGAATATATGCAACTAGTTAATAGCGCGGGAGTAAATTACTTAACTACGGATCCAGTAAATTTTGCCGTGGACACAAAAAATTCACCAAGAGAATCAACTGTATATTCTCGCGATGATTATGGAGTACCACAATTCTTTTTATTAAAAAAATCAATACGTGCAATTGCAGGTAGAATTGTTGTAGCAAGTTTTAATTTAAATAATGCACAAGCGTTTTTAAATATTCCGCTAAATGAAAATAATGTCATTGATGTATTGGAGGTAAGAGACAGTGACAATAATAGATGGTATCAAGTAGATTATTTGGCTCAAGATTTAATTTTTTCAGAAGAAGAAAATACGAGTGTAAACGATGGAGTATTATTTCAATATAATAGCGAAGTGCCAAAATTACTGAAATCATTTATAACTTCACGTAAATTTACAGTCAATACAAATGCAAATAATGTAACATATTTACAATTTGGTCCCGGAACTGAGAGTTTGTCTGACGAAATCATTTATCCGTCTCAAGAATTGGTCGGCATTGGACTACAAAACATTACTAATTTAAATATTTCGTATGACAGTAGTAAATTGTTAAACACAAACAGTATGGGTCAAGCACCTGCAAATACTACACTCACTATCAAATATATTGTAGGTGGCGGTGTATTGAGTAATTGTGCCTCGGATGACATTAAAACAATTGTCTCAGTGGAATTTGCCACGGATACAAGTGGATTGACACCTTCACAATTGGCATTAATGCAAACTGTTAAAAATTCTCTGCGTGTAACTAATCCAGTGCCTGCGACTGGCGGCGCAGATTCCGAAAGTGTAGACGAAATTCGTCAAAATGCACTTGCGTATTTTGCTTCACAGAACAGAGCAGTCACAACAGACGATTATACTTCTAGAATTTATAATCTTCCGCCTAGATTTGGAACAATTGCAAAAGCTTACGTTGTTTCTAATTCAAATTTAAATGTAAATATCAATAAATATGTAAGTGGGTTTAGTGATAATATAGATCAAGTTACATTATTGAATGATGCTGTATCCAATTATTTTCGTAAAGTAAACTACGATATTTCCAATCCGTTTAGCATCAATTTGTATGTGTTAAGTTACAATTCAAATAAAAATTTGACTAGCATTAATGAAGCACTATTATACAATTTACGTAAATATTTAGAAAAATATAAACTTTTAACAGATGGTATCAACATTATCGATGGATATATTATTAATTTTGGTGTAGACTTTAAAATATCTGTATTTAACAACTATAATAAGCGTGATGTTTTGAATATATGTATTCAAAAAGTAAAAGATTTTTTTGTTATTGATAAATGGACTTTTAATCAACCAATTAATATTAGTCAATTGGAACTTGAGATTGCAAAAGTAGAAGGTGTTCAATCTGTGGTAGAAATCAAGTTTAAAAATTTAACAATGAATGACGGTGATTACTCACCGCATGAATATAACTTGGACCAAGCAACATTGAATAAAATTGTTTACCCATCACTAGATCCATCTGTTTTTGAACTAAAATATCCAGATAATGATGTTAAAGGAGCCGTAATATAATATGCACCATTTTATTTATCCATCTAAAGATACATATATTACTAACGAAACTAATTACCTGAGTAAAAACTTGGGATTAGATGAAATTTTAGAAGTAAAAGCAAATACACAATTATATCGTACCGTCACAGTTTATCAAACCGCAAGTATTTCGCAAAGTTACGCGTCCGAGTCAAGTTTATATTTATTTAATGGTCAGGTGAGCGGCTATCTTAGTGGATCAGATAGCAATTCATCACTCGTCATTTCGTCAAGTGCGGACGTACAAGGAACGTTATTATTTACTGGAAAAATAACGGGTAGTATTAATGGAATCACTACGACTTCTAGTGTATCTAATCAAACAGGTCATTTGAGTGGTAGTTTAAGTGGTAGTTTAAGTGGTAATTGGTACGGTATTATCTGCAATGCAAGCGGATCTGTAAATAGTTTTGTTGGTTTAATCCAAGGAGTTGCACTGGGCACTGGCAGTTTTTATAGTCCTACGACAACGTTTGAAAATATACCATCATTGAGTAGAGCATTATTAAAATTTGATGTTTCCTCAATTTCTAAATCAATTGCTGATGGTACGATAGCAAAGACTGGATCTTTAAAATTTACATTAAAAATGGAAATTGTAGAAGCATCGGAAATTCCATTGTCTTATTCAATGTATGCATATCCAGTAAGCCAAAGTTGGGAAATGGGAGATGGATATTATGAAACAGGGGGTTCTACGCTCGGCGCAAGTTGGTATTATAGAGATTTTTCGGGAGATTCTGGTAGTTATTGGTATCCAGTCGTTTCAAGTTCAACATATAAATTTGTAGATTATTTAAATACAGCGTCATACGCATCTGAATCTTTTAATAAAGGTGGAGGAACGTGGTATTATAATGTTCCTGCTTCTTATTCATCGGCTTCTAGTGGATATTGTAGTACAATTTCTGCGAGCAATAGTTTGATTGCTCGTCAAAATTTTAATTATGAAAAGAGTAATCTTGGCATCGATGTATCAACTATTGCTAAATCATGGATTTGTGGATGTGTTCCAAATGAAGGATTGATAGTATTAACGTCATTGGAATTATCGCAGGCAGAAACAACAAAGGGTACTTTTAAATTCTTTAGTAGAGACACTAACACTATTTATACACCGTATTTGGACGTACAATGGGACGATAGTAGTTATGTTACAGGTAGTTTATCTGCTGTAACTGAAAGTAATCCGTTTACTGTGGTGCTTCGTAACTTGAGTAAAAATTATAAATTTGGCGCAATTCCTAGAGTAGATGTATATGCTCGTCCAAAAAATCCATTGAAAAATTTTGTTAAAGGTTATCAAATGAATCAATTTTTAACATCAAGTTTATTGCCTACAAGTTCATATTATTGTATAAAAGATAATGAAAGTGAACAAACTATTGTTGATTTTGATGATGCTACAAAATTAAGTTGTGATGGTAACATGCATTATTTTATATTGGACACAACTTCGTTTGCACAGGAAAGATTCTATAGAATTTTAGTTAAAGTTGTTACAAATAATGAAGAGCAAATATTTGATAATGGATATATATTTAAAGTAACTAGATGAAATCATTTGACAAAGAAATAACTCAATTTTTGGTTGATGGCACATTTAATAATAATTTAGATGATGTTGGCAATATTAATTTATCTATAGACCCGATTGATGTTAATGAACGATATATTGAATTTGCATTTCAAAATTATTTATATAATAATGAACAAATTAAGATGTTATATGATGTGGAAATAAAAGAATTTTCAATTCCCACAACTATAATACCTGTCGTTAATATTGATAATAATACAAATCAATTGATTCAAGAAAATGAAACTTTAAGAAACCAATTAAATGCTGTTATTGCGGCTGACAATCAAAATAGCGCCAGTGCGGTTATTGATGCATCTAAAGATGTAATTATAAATTTACGTATCAAATTAAATGAAGGAAAAACAGCAGATGATTTCTCTGACAGTTTTCCATATTTAAAAAAATAATTTATGGCATTTCCATACAAAACAATATCAACTAACATTGACAGTGTAAATTCTGGATCGTTTTACGATCAATCAGATTTGGACACAGTTTTATCAGGGTCTGTTATTGATAAATATTTCGGCACATCTGAACAAGATATTATTGAGTTTTCGGTATATGATATAGACGGAAATTTGCAACTATTGAAAAATGTTCCTGTAAATCCGGTTTATAATGTTATTAGCAAAACATATAAAGACGTAGATCAAAATGTGTTAACTTATAATTATAAACAATATAATAGTGGATATATAGTTTCATATGATCGTAATATTTTATTTGATACTCTCGCACATTTGAGTTCTAGTAATATTGTAAACGGAAATCATGTTGTTTCATATAATAGTGTGCGTAACATCGGTGATGCAACTTATCCGTTGATCATAAAAAATATTTCAGTTTCAAGAAAAGAATTACAACTAATACCATCTTTTAAAATCGATCCGAACGATGAATTACAAGTATTAATAAATTTAGAAATACAAGCATTCGCTACAAAAAAATTTTTAATTCGTGATATCGTTCCTGTATTGGTGCAACAATTGGATTCATATCAAATTTATTCACAATCAGAAGAATTAATAAAAAATAACAAGCAAACATTTCAAATCATGAAAACTACTTTTGGTTTTCGCACAGATTTGGATGTAATTAATTTTTTAAATGAAACATACATTGGTTTTACAAAACCAATTCAAGGCAATGATAATCAGATTATATATGATGTATTTGATGGTATTGTTGGATATTTAAAAAATTGGTTGTATACATATTATAAAAATGTAGAATCGGCGGCACAATTACAAACAAAATTTCAGTATATTATTAATAAAGCAACTGAAATCCGTTTGCGTAAAGTAAATACATTTTTTGGAACCAACGTAGTTAATCAAGCATTAATTACCAATTTCATTACTAATATTTTTTATGATAATTTCATAAAAAATGTAATTAATCAGATTAATATTGATTATCAAAACAAATATTTTAGTTATTTACAAAATACTTTAAATTTTGGTAATAATAATTTTTTGCCAATTTTAAATTATGACGGATATGTTGAAAACGGAACGATTAATATTATAGTAAAGTTATTAGACTATTTGCCAAAGTCAATCGGTCTGCGAGATCTTTGTTGGATTAGCAATATATCATTGCAGCCAATGATACAAAAATTAATTTTAAATGCTCCTGTTGTAAAACGACGTTTCAAAATTGCAGGACCAAATTTTAAAGTTAAAGTTGATGATTACAAATCAAAACCGGTTGATTATCAATCAAGTAATGATTTAAAACTATCCACCACTCAAACAACACAAATACAATTTTATAAAAAATTAACTGAATTAAATATTAATTATAGTGATTTTTCTGAATTTATTTTGTTTTCATCAGCAGAATTGAGAATAAATTTGTTTTTGAATAAATTGTCGAAGATAAATACATTGAAAAACAAACTAACACAGTATGCCAGTGCATCAGTTAGTGCGTCAGTAGCAATTAGTAGTTCGTATTCGGTGGATTATAATATTACACAGGGTCAAATTGATACAATTTATAATGGATTTGATGGTTATGATGTTTATTTAAATTCATTGCCGTCTGCAAGTCTTGCAGGTGATGCGTTGAAAACATATATTAATGAGGCTATTGAATATGATAAAAATAATTCTGATAGTTTAATTAACAACACACCTGAATATGTTGTAGTTGACAGTGATAATTCAGATTATTTAATCTTTTTGTCGATGATCGGACATCATTTTGATAATATCTATTTATATTACAAAAAATTTCCGACATTACAATATGTTGATAATGTAGAATTTCCAACAGATGATTCTGTTTTGACAAATGTTTCGTCTTCATATCTTTCTTCATTTGCTAATACTTTACTTGAGCAATTTGGTTGGAAGCCAATCAGTTCATTTGATAGTTCTACAATTGCAAATACCTATCTGACTGGTAGCAATAGTGTATCAGACGATGAAAAGTTAAAAACAATTTGGAATCGTATTTTACACAATCTTCCTATATTATACAAAACAAAAGGAACTGAAGAATGTGTGCGTTTGCTTGCAAACATTTATGGTATACCACATAGTTTACTTAATATTAAAGAGTTTGGAGGCAATAATGTTTCACAAGAAGATGAATCTTCTTATGTGTTTGATCAAAAATATTATTTTACTAAATATAAAGGAAATAATGAATCGGTATTGGTTCCAGTGCCAGCAACTTTAAAAACAATCGAATTTAAATTTAGAGTAGATCCAGAATATTCTTTCACACAGAATATTCCTGTGTATTTAATGACAAATTATAACAATGATTGGAATATTCGTATAGTTAAAGATGTAAAAGATAAGTGTGGAAAAATTATTGCATCATTTCAAAATACTGATTTAGTGATTGATGATATTCCTATTTTTAATGGAAAAATATATAGCGTTCTTTTGAAAGTAAAATCTGCATCAGATCAATTTGATGTCGGTGTGGGAAATCCATCATATTTAGAATTTAGAGTTGTGTCAGTAGAGGATGATCGATTAATATTTGACAGAACTAAATCATTGGTTATAGCATCTACGTTTGCAGATTTGTTCTATTCAAGCAGCACAATATACGTTGGTAATTACACTGCATCAAACAATTTTCACGGTAATATTGATAAAATTAATGTATGGTCTTCTGAATTAACAGACGAGTCATTTTTAGATCATGCAAGAAATTTTGACGCATATAATAACTACAGCGCATCCGCAACATATAGTGATTTATATTATAGATACAGTATTGATTATCCAGTGAATTTATATACCTCTTCTGGAATATATAAATTAAGTAATGCAAATAAATATTATAGCACTGTAACGTCATCTGTTTATAACTTTTTACAAACGACTACAACAACTGTAAATTGTTCTGAAATTTCAACTTCAGTATTTCCTTATCAATTTGATGAAATCAATACTCGTCAGAATATAAAACTTGATAACGCAGGTCCAAACAAATATAAAAATTTAAAAATCAATAAGGTAACTGAAAATGTAGTTGCACGGTTGATGCCAAATGAACGTAGCGTTGTATCAAACACCGTAACACAAGATTCTAATTTAATAGGAGTGTATATTGCTCCGTTTAAAGTTAGAGATGATGACATCACAAACTTTTTGGGTAATTATGATCTGATGAATCAAATTGGAAGTCCTGTTGAATTATACACAGATCAATATGATTCGTTGCGTATTTTGCGTAATCAATACAATACGAATAATCTTGCTGAAAAGGTATTGTATCAAGAATTTTTGACACTTTACAAAAATTATTTTGATGGTTCTTTCTTTACAACCGCAAAACAATTGTTTCCGGCAAGAGCAAAAGTTATTGATGGTATTTTAATTGAGCCAAGTATTCTGGAGCGTAGCAAATATCAACATAGACCAATTGATAGCGGTGTAATAAATGATTTTAATGTAACTGCATATAACAAAGCATACAATGTATCCGGATCTAATATTTCGATGTTACCTTCCGAAATTTCATCAAATATTGCTAAAAACGGACATGAAACAACGGGACATTTAAATAACTATATTAGTAATTATATTTCAGATGCAGACGTATTAAAGCGTCGTAGCGTGTTTGTAATCAATGGTAATTATATAGATAGAGATCGTACTGGATCCTTGCAAAATTACAGAACATATAAGTCTACAAATAATCAATTGTTGATTATAAATGATGTCAGTTCAAGCAAAGAATTTCTAACATACAATTTTAATTTGAGCGGAAGTGAAACTGCAAGTGCGGATTCAATAGACACTGTCTCCTATCCAAAAGGTCATTTGTCAACATTGAATCGTCCATTGACTAGTTTTAGTGTAATTAAATTGGAAAATAAATCAATAAGTTCGTCACTGTTTATCAAATCACAACAAACTATATATACAACCGTCAATGATCTCGGCATTCCAGATGGTAGTTTGCCCGTGGAGATTTCTAGTGTAAATAGAGATATAAATCAAATTTCTTTGACAACTAGTTAATATTTAAATGAAAATAGTGCAGAACAAACATACTTATAAGTAATATGGCATATTTAGATAACAATACATTAACCGTAACTGCAACCTTGACAAAAAAAGGACGAGAGTTGCTTGCAAAAAATGGTAATTTGAACATAACTTCATTTGCTTTGGCCGATGATGAAATTGATTATAATCTTTATCAATCAAATCATCCACTTGGTAGTGCTTATTATGATTTGGCATTACGAAATACTCCTGTTTTGGAACCATTTAGCGACGAATCGCAATTAATGAAATATAAACTAGTCACATTACCAGCAGGTGTCACTGCGATTCCTGTTATTAGTGTTGCACAATCCTCTATTGATATTCCACGGGCATATGCAGCCGATGTTATCATCTCACCAAGCACAAATCCTACTTACAATACAACACTAGGATATACTGCAATTTTGGGTAATAAAAATATCGGAACTTTAATTGTAACCCAAGTAAATAGTTTAAATAGTGTATCTAGTACAATTCCGAGTTTTGCTGGTGATGCCGTAACAGAAAGCTCTCAAGTTGTTATTGGTATACAATTTAAATTTGTGCCAAATTCAGCTTTAACTGTAACTACTACATCGACCATTACAATTATTGGTAATGAAAGTGGTGGCAGTCTTACTATTCCAGTAAAAGTAACCGTATAATAATATTATGATATTTAATCAATTTTCTGACACCGATATTGTTTTGGGAAGAACAAACAGAGTCTCATCTGGATTTTGGCTGGATGGTAACTATGCTCATTCACAATCAGCGTTGTTTACATCTTCTACTCAAACGCAAATAACCGGATCTAATGGAGCCACTGATGTAAAGAGTGGATTGTATTATTTTGATGTATACAACGCTAATCCAACAACAGATATCAATGCACAAGTTCATTTTTCTATTGCATATGGTAATTATAACAATTCTGGATCTGGTGATGCGAACACAAGTAGTTTAGCAAATCCAACCAAAGCGATATACTCACAATACAAAAATTATTTGTTAAATCCTGATGATCAATATTTTAGTTTTAAAACAGGCAGTTATACAACTGGTAATGCACCAATTGATGCCACCACCGTAGTCACAGGATCATCAATTTTTGTTATTAGCTTTTCTACAACACGTTACAAAGATCGTGTTGATGAAGGACAACTTGAATTTACTTTGAGTGGAAGTGTCGATAAATTAACATTTATCGATGATTCATCGGTAATTAAAACTCAACAAGACGTATACAATATCATCAGTGGAAGCGTTGTTGATGGTGTTCCTAATCCATATAAAACCGGCAATGTAGTAGCATATCAATCGATTGGTTTGTTTTATCCAAAAACAGGCGTGATTGTGTTGAATGCGGATGCAATCAAAAATCAAGTGGGTATTACGGTAAACGAGTCAAATACAGGAAACTATAAAATAAATCAACAATATTTGTATGGTGCTTTAGTTAAAGCTCAAACTTCTGTAATGAAGGTTCGTAAATCTGAATTTTTACCATCTAGACAGTATTTCGTTCGTGTAAAAAATCAAGACTTTAATTATAGTAACAATCCAACGTATGTTAGTGACGGAACCGATGGTAATACTAAAGGAACAATTAAAATTACTGAATTTTTAACTGATCCAAAGGCATATCCAACAACTATTGGATTATATGATTCATCTAACGAATTGGTAGCTGTTGCAAAACTAAGTCAACCAGTTCAAAAGAGCTTTGACAGCGAATTATTAGTACGTGTAAGACTAGATTTCTAACATGATTAAAAGTTTAAATAGAGATGATATTCAAGTCACTCCATTTATTGCAGCCAAAACATGGAACTTACAAAATATAGAAGATGAAGATCTTATTTTGTGGATGTCTGGCTCAGAATCTGGATCGATATCTCATATTTATATCGACTATCAAGATGGACTGTCTGCTCCAATAACAAATAGTTATTGTAATTTAGCATTGCAACAACAAGATTCACAATTAACTCTAAAATATCAACGTGGCATAAGTGGAAGTGGAACTTATTTTCCAATTACTAGTCCTTATTATAATTCAGGTTCACAGCCAGTCAATTCAGACGGCACTTTCATGAGTGTTGTATACGCTGTAAATAAACAATTATTTTATAACACATATGATAATCCTACTCAAATATGGGGATTAGAAAATATTAATTTAAATTCAAATTACCGTTTATTGACTGATACGGTAGATGTGTTTACGTTATCTAAAAATCAATTTGGTGAAAAAATTATACCAAATTCAGTGTTAATTCAGGACAATCTTGGAGAAATTGATTACACTATAATCGATGATGGTAATACTAATTTAATTTTAGATGGTATTTATTTTTCTACATTTCAAAAAGTTACATTCGAATCTACCCTATGAGTTTTAATATTGATAATGCAAATTATGGATACTCAGTAGCGACCAATAAAACATATGTTGCTATTGCGAATCCGTCAATATTTGCATATTCATCATCTGTATTTGCGACAGGCAGCGTTGAAGTACTTCAGTATAATAATATTTCAGATTCATATAAGCATAAAGATACTATTAAAAAAGTATGGACTCCTGATATCTATTTGGCATCAGAAACCCCGGAAATTTTGGCAACAGACACGGGATCAAATGTAGTTACAAGCTCTCAATTTTTGTATGAATATGATTATTTAGTCTTTACCGCAAGTAGATTTGGACAATCCGTAGCGTTATACAATACTACGTTAGCAATTGGTGATTCTCTATTCTATTATAAAGTATCAGACAATGCGACAACAACTTTAACTGGTTCTAGTGTTGATATTTTTTCTTTATCTGGTTCAATTACACAAACTGCAAGTTTTGTTACAACCATTATTAATACATTTGAATCTTCATATGACGTTAATACATCATTTGGTGAATCTGTGTCATTATATAATGATATATTAGCAATAGGTGCAAGTAATATTTCTGCAAGCCAAGGTGCTGTGTATTTATATAAAAATATCTCTGGCACATGGACGTATTATCAAACGTTAACTGGAAGTAATACTACTAATAATAGTAAATTTGGAAGTGTGGTAAAAATAGATCAAAGTGGATCGTATAACATTATTGTTGGTAATAAATCACCACTGACTGGAAATGTTTATATTTTCAATTATAATTCTTCAAGCGGATATTGGAAGGAAGGAGCTATATTATCAGAAAATAGATCACTAGAATTAACACAATCGCTGCAAACGATTAACAATAATTGGCCGCCGTATGTTACGTCATCAGCCAATTCATCTAGTTACGGTCGTTCGGTCGCAATCTATGGAAAATCAATCATGGTTGGATCTCCAACTGATATAAATTATTTTCAATACGACGGATCTGACATATTTCATCAACGAGGTGCAGTTTATTTTTATGAAGACTGTACTGACACAGGAATTTATTGGAGTTTAATTCAAAAAGAATATGGAACGGATGAGTTATTAAAAACCAACTACTTTGGATGGGATGTAGAAATGTATAACACATCTTCTGTAATAACTTCATTAAAAACAAACTGGCCATTTTCGCAATCGTATGTTGAAAATACATTATATAAAAAATATGATTGTAATCCGAATGATCATGAATACAATATTTTAGGGCAGGTTGTAGTTTATCAAAAGACAACTGAATCGTTCTGGAATCCAATTACAACTTTAACAAAAAACAAAATATACGGAGAATCATATAGTGTTTATGGATATGATGCTGCGTTATATGACACTTCAATAATTATAGGATCTCCTGTAATTGAAAAAGCTTAAATTATGATAACAAGTGGATCTGCATATATTTACGATTTAAATAATTTGGTCAATGATCATGTTGTTGGAAATGTTTTTTATCGTAATGGAAAAATTATTTTTTCAAACAGCGGTTCTGTATTTGATGAATTATTGAAAGATAGATCTAATTTAACATTACCAAAATACAATATTACGTATAAAAGTCAGCAGACATTATATGAAAAACAAGTACTGTGCAGAATAGAACCGGGTGAATTCAATTACAGTACAAATCCAAGTGCATTGATTCCAAATGTATTTGAATTTGATATTGATAAAAATAATTATTTTACATATGTTGATTTAGATTTAATTTTAAGATATATTAGTTTAAAAGTAAATAATGATTACCAATGGTATAATTATTTGTCTAACTTTTTCACAGATGATGACATTGATTGGTACACATATTACTCAGAAAAATATAATTTACAAAGTAAAGATTCTTCATATCATGTTCCTTATATTAATTATTTAGAATCTATATACAACAGTTTCGATGTTGATGGAAACAGTAAAATTCAAATCACGGATGCATATTTAATGTTTAAATACTTTACAAATACATTGACAAAAGATGTAATTTTTAAATATGCCGACATTCGATCAATTCGTAAAAGCACAGAATCAATCGTAAGATACTTGGACGAAAAAACCGGAAAGTATGGTCATGGTAAGATTAATACTGAATTTTTTAATTTTGATTATAGTTCTTCGCTAGATAAAACTGGTTCTTATTTGGCTCCATTTATTACCACGATTGGTTTGTATAGCGGAGCGGAATTGGTAGGTGTAGCAAAATTAGGAATGCCAATTAAAAATAGTGGTGAATTACCACTAAATATTTTGGTTAAATGGGATATTTAACAATATTTATAAAAAGAAAGATAAAATATGCCCAACCCAATCAATAGAGATTCTTTAATCACTGATTTAGAAAGTAGATACAATAAGCAAAAAGCTGGAGGAGCGTTTGATGCAAAAAATATTGTAACGGCGGAGGATACTGTGGCACCGTCAGTTGAACCGTCTATTCAAGGTCAGAAATATAGTATTGATAAAGGTGGATTTAGAGTAAAAATGCCTACCGGCTTATCAAGCTTGGCTGATGTACCAGATCGCAGAAACAGTACTTCTAAGCAATTATCTCAATATACTCAAGGATTATCAAATAAAAAATATAAACCATAAGTTTTATACTATTTATGGTTATATGACATTAGGATTTGATGCAAGCACGACCACCGTAGGGTGGTCTTTTTTTGACCAAAATGCAGTACAAGATTGTGGATTTATTGACATAAGTAAATTATCCACCAACAAAGAAAAGGCATTTTTGGTTATCGACACACTGAAAAAACATCCGCTTATAAACAAAGTAGACAAAATCAATCTAGAAGCTGCTTTGAGTGGATTTGCAGGTGGATTCACAAGCCAACAAGTTATTATTAAACTTGCTAGATTCAATGCATTATTTGAATATATTATAAGTGAATATTGGAAAATACCTGTTAATTTAGTTAGTGTCAATACAATGCGTAAAAAGGCGTTTGGAAAATGTCGTATTAAAGGAATAAAGTCAAAAGATTTTGTCAAAATGCAACTTGAAGCCAAAATGCCATTAGCAAAATGGGACAAAACAAAGAAAAATGGTAATTGGGATGATCGTAATTTTGATATGTATGATGCAATAGTAACTTCTATGTATTGATATGGATAAAAAAACCATATTGGAATTAGTACGCAAGGTAAAAAAATTAGCGGATCATGGTGTTGGTGGTGAAGCGGAGTCTGCAAAGATCAAACTTCAAAGATTATATGAAAAATACAATCTTTCAGACGCTGATTTTGTTGAATTGCAAGAATCTCATAATCGTTATTTTATTATTAGACACCAACATGACAGAAAATTATTGTCTAATTTGATTTGCATGATTTTACAAACTCCGTCATTTGGCTGTGGCGAGTCTAAAAATATATTGAGAATTAAATTAACGGATGAGCAATATAATAATATTGTTGATGCATATGAATATTATCAAAAAAATTTTGATGATTATTCAATGTATTTGATGCAAGCAATAATTTCAAGAAACGCAATTGGGTTTATACCAAAACCACAGTCGGCACAAGAACCTGCACTGGAAGTTCCCAATATGAATAGTGAACAAAATAAAGGCAATAACTCCACAGAATCTGAATTTGACATGATCAAATTGATGAAATTGGCTGTGGCGATAGAAGCAAATCCATGGAAAAAACTTTCTGAAGATAAAAACTTGATCGAAGCAAATCATTCTGATACAGTGATTCAAAATAATCATGCTAAGACAAGAGACAATTTTGGTAGCACTCAACAAACTGTTTAATCAGACAGCAAAAATCCGTAAAGGAACAGACGCAGTTTATTACTGTCCTCATTGCAAACATTATAAACGTAAACTAGAAGTTAGTCTTACAACAGGCAAATATAATTGTTGGGTCTGTAATTTCAGAGGGCTTAGTTTTCGCTCCTTATTTAAGAAAATGCAAGCTTCGTCGGAGTATTATGCAATACTGGGAGAAGTCGAACAGATGCGTTCCGATGGCTCTGAATGGAAAATAAATTTTGATGACTTACAGGAAGTAACTGCAATTAATAGATTGCCGGATGAATTCAAACCACTTGCGATTCCTTCAAATACACGCCATTATAAAATGGCGCTCAATTATGTACTTGCGCGTAACATAACAAAATATGATATTCTACGATACAATATTGGATATTGTGACACTGGTTATTATCAACACCGTATTATCATACCATCATATGACGTTGATGGTAAGTTGAATTTCTTTTCCGCCCGTGATTATTTGGGATTATCAGGACACAAATATAAGCTATGTAATTTTTCTAAAAATATCATTGGAAATGAACTGTTAATCAATTTTGATGAACCTATCACTTTGGTTGAAGGACAATTTGATGCCATATCTGTTCGTAGAAATGTTATTCCATTATTTGGAAAGAATATGTCCAAGAAACTCAAAGCTCGTTTGCTTGAAAGCGACGTACCTAGAGTAAATGTATTGTTAGATAATGATGCTTACGCTGACACAGTAAAATTATGCGAGTATCTGGTACGTAACCATATTCCTACTGCTTGGGTTAAACTGGAAGAAAAGGATCCATCACTATTGGGATTTGATAAAACATGGGAAATCATCAATAAATCTCCCATCATTGAATTTGACAATCTGATTAAAATGAAATTAATATGACAAAGTATTTAAATACAAATGTAAAAAAATTTACTCACATAGTTCATGTGGCGGACATTCACATTCGTCTGTTAAAGCGACATGAAGAATATCGTGAAGTATTTGAAAAATTTTATAAAGAGATAGATAAAACTCCAGAAACAACCGTTGTTGCAATTCTAGGAGATTTATTTCATAATAAAACTGACTTGGTTCCAGAATCGCTTAAATTAGCCAGTGATTTTCTGAAGACAATTGCTGATAAACGTACAACCATTCTTATTTCAGGCAATCACGATGCAACATTAAACAATAAAACTAGATTGGATAGTTTAACTTCAGTAGTTGAACCATTGAACCACCCACACCTATTTTATCTTAAAGAAAGTGGCTTGTTTGTGTTGGGAAATTTGTTATTCAATCATTATTCTGTATTTGATGATTATACAAAGTATATTCCTGCGGCTAACATTCCTAAAAAACTAATTAACGAGACTGATTCACGAATCGCATTATTTCATGGTCCTGTTCAAGGTGCTACCACTGATGTTGGATATAGAGTGGTGAGTAAAACAGTATCAAATGATAGTTTTGACGGTCATGATATTGTTTTGTTGGGAGATATTCATAAATTTCAGAGACTTCAAGAACATAGTGTCAATTATAATAAACCTGTTATTCTATACGCGGGATCTATGATTCAACAGAATCATGGTGAAGCTTTAGAGAAACACGGATATGTAATATGGGACATTAAACATCATGAATATACACATGTAGAATTGCCAAATGACTACGGATTTTTTACCGTAGAAATTGAAAAGGGTAAATTGCTGACTGATGTAAGCAGCATGCCTAAAAAAGTTACATTAAGAGCAAAATGTAAAGAAACAATTCCGTCAGAAGTAAAATCTTTGATGGCAAAAATGAGCAAAAAGCATGAATTAATTGAAATTACATATGATAAAATCAACACAGATGAAGAAAAGAAAAATATCATTGATACTACAAATATCAATCTTATCAGTATTGCATCAAATGTTGATTATCAAAATCAATTGATCAAAGAGTTTTTGTTAGAAAAGAAACGCGAAGTAATGACTGAAGAATTGATTGATCAGATTTTTGAAATCAATAAAGATGTCAATGGTAAGCTAGAAAAAGAACTTGTTCCTCGTAATATTCGTTGGAAGCCAAAGCGGTTTGAGTTTGAAAATATGTTCTCTTATGGAGAAGGCAATGTGATTGACTTTACTACACTCAAAGGATTAATTGGATTATTTGCTGCAAATGCAAGCGGTAAGAGTAGTATTTTGTCTGCATTATCGTACTGTTTGTTTGATAAATGTGATCGTGCATTTAAAGCGGTTCATGTTTTGAATACACAAAAAATGAGCTTCAATTGCAAATTTAATTTTGAAATTGAGGGAGTTGATTATTTTATTGAACGAGTTGGTGTTCAGGACAAAAAAGGAAATGTCAAAGTTGATGTAAAATTTTATCAATTAGATAAAGACAACAAAATGATCGATTTAAATGGCGAGGCACGACGTAATACAAATGATGTTATACGTGATTATATTGGTACATACGATGATTTTCTACTAACTGTATTAAGCATTCAAAATAATAGCGTAGGTAATTTCATTGATATGGGGCAGGCAGATCGTAAAGATTTGATCGCCAAATTCATGGGAATTACAGTATACGATCAATTGGATCAAATTGCCAAGTCTGAAAGCAAAGAAATTACTACACTCCTTAAAAATTATAATAAAACCGATTATCCAAAATTACTTGAACAGAGAATTCAGGAAATTGTTGTATTAAAGAAAAATCTTGAGACTGAAAATATTGAATTAGATAAAGTCGAATCTAAATTTAAATATGAAAATGAAAGATTAATGGAAGAAATGGCCAATATTATAAATATTGGCAATGCTCCGACTAATATTATTTTGTTGGAGTCTACTCAAAAGAAGATAATTTCTGAAAAAAATACCTTGGCAGAAAATAATATATCGATTAAACAATTGGTTGAAAAGTTAAAACATGTCATTGATGCAATTGACATTGAATTAAACAAGTTTGATCTGATTAAACTAAAAACTAATACAACTCATTATGATAATTTGAATCGCGATCTTCAAAAGATTCAAAATGAAATTGACAAGAAAACCATAGAAAAAGCATCCAAAAAATCAATATTATCTAGTTTTGGAAGTAATATGGAGTATGATCCGCATTGTTCTTTTTGCGTAAAAGCAAACAAAAAACACGCAGATCACATCAATAAAACAGGTGAGGAATACAACAAGATTCAGATAGAAATTGAATCATTAACCCTTCGTAAAGATAATCTAATTGATGATATTAATTTGGTTTCTGATGTTGTTGAAAAAAACCAAAAAGTCAATGAACTTATTCAGAGAAAATCTGATCTGGAAAGAAAATATAATTATGCTAACTCGGAGTTTTTGAAAAATTCCACAAAACTTGTTCAGTTTGAGAATCAACTTCTGACTCTAGAACAAGACATTACCTTGTATTATAAACAAAAAGATGCAATTGAGTCTAATAAGAATACAAACGAAAAAATAAAAATAATAAAAGACAATATTAATAAATTAGATAGTCTAATAAAGACAGCAACTCGTAAAATTTCAGATTTGAATGGAAAATTGATGTTGGCAAACGAACAAAAAGCCAATTATGAAGAACAAATTAAAAATGCAAAAATATGGGAATTGCAACAACATGCATACACATATTACATGATGGCAATCAGTCGCGACGGCATTCCATACAATCTTATTAGCAAAGCGTTACCGACAATAGAATCGGAAATTAATAATATTTTACATCAAATTGTTGAATTCACTGTCAATTTAACAACCGATGGAAAGAATGTTATTGGTCATATCAATTATGATGGAAAGAAATGGCCAATTGAAATGGGTAGCGGTTTGGAAAAGTTTGTGTTATCTCTTGCAATACGTGTAGCATTAATAAATATCTCCAATTTGCCGCGTCCTAATTTCATAGCAATTGATGAAGGATTTGGATGTGCTGATAAAGAGAATCTCAATTCAATGTCATCTCTATTGTCGTACTTCCGCAATACATTTGATTTTGTATGGGTTGTAAGTCATTTGGATGCTATGAAAGATATGGTTGATAAGCAATTAGAAATCAAGAAAGAGCGTGGATTTTCTAAAATTATGGCCGTATAAACTCTAAATGACATATATTTATATATGTATGTCACAATTCCAGACTGGTAAGAGCTTAAGCCGACTTAAAGTAGATGTAGACGACAATTCATTGATGTCGTCTACATATTTTTTAATTTCCGGATTTGATAGCAATTTTGGATTAGGTAAAAATAGTATTATAATCAATAATCCACCTAATGATATCAAGATTGAGGCTTATGATGCAAATGGTATAGAGCTATACTATGAAAAAGCGACAGATGTAGATATTGTAAATAAGAGTCAAAAAAATATATATTCATTCCATGTTTATCAAAAAAACCCAACTGGTATAGGAAAATTGTATATTGTTGGTACTTTTAAAAATAAAGTAGTAAGATATTCAACAAATATATATATTAATAATTCTGTAATTAATAATAGTAACGTAGCATTTTATTCAACGCCTCAGATAGAAGTAACACCATTGTTGACATTTGTTACAAAAACAAATTTAAATGAGGCAAATCCAAAAACCGCCACCGGCTCATTTTACACAAAAGCGGGATATCCAATTGTTAATTTTAATGTTGAGGACAATAAATATAATAAGTCATATACAGACTATCAATTAATTGCTACAAATTCTGTATTTTCTTCAAGTTTTAAAAATTTTTATGCGACCCTATATGTCAGTAAAATTAAAAACACATTGACAGGACAGGAGCAGAATGTAAATGCAACGTCATCAATTTTAATTAAAAATGTAATTAATTCAACGACTTTACAATTAGACTCACCTTTTATTTATAAAAATTCAGCAAATAATAAAAATTCTGTCACAGAAATTATAGACGGAACATATGAAATTTTATATTCAGAGTATGACTATAATCCAGTATATTTTACAACAGCAAGCTATTTGACGGAAAGTGTTGATTTTTCTGGAAATGTTAGATACAAAAAAAATTCAATTGCCGAAGTTACGTATAGAAATATTGATACTTTTAGTGGAACTGTTACACGGCATAAATTATATAAAAGAAGTTTAAATGTACCCGAAGACTATACCACTGTCGTTGATGAATCATTTAATCAATTTGAATATTTAAAAAATTATAATGTTCCTATAAAGAGTTATCAAAATTTAGGTAACTTTTATTCGCAGGATTTTATTAATAAATTTTGGTTTACAAGCTCTAATAGTTTTCAATTATTTGAAGACTCACAGTACTATATCAATGGACTAAAAATCACGGGATCTTCTATAAACGATGGTTATATTATTGTAAAACTAGATACCACTGGATCTTATCGTGATGCAACATATATTCCATATGATAAATATGAATATTTAGATCAAAGAGGAGCGGCGTATGATTGTAATTTTATTAAATTATTAGGAAAAACAAATTATATTTTAAGTTTTAATTGTAATTTATTAGAAAAAAATGCGACAGATTCGATGGATTTGTCAATTTATTTAATAGGATCGTATCCAAATAATAAAAAAGAAAAAAATTATAATGAAGTATATGGCGTATTGTTAGGAAATATTCAGGTCGCGGATGCTGTTATATCTAGAAATTTTAATAATACATTAAAATTTAAGTTTACTCCATTAAATGATTTATTTGGAACGATTGTAATTGTACCGAGAAAATTTAATAGTTTAATTATAAACAATATTTCCCTTCAACAAGAAAAAATTGATGGATTTAATTATGCTTCATATACAATCCGAGTTCCATTTCCGGTTGATCAACCAAATGAATTGTTTGATATTAAAGCAGAATTGTTTGATGCAAATTCAAACATTGTGTACTCAAATTTAAGAACAATTCAAGCATTTGATCCAAGCGGCAGTAGTAGTCCTATTAATAACTTTGATACATCAACAATTACAGTTGGTGTTTTAAATGTATCATCGGAAGCTAATTTTACCGGTAGTATAAAAGTAAATAATTTTGATTGCTCACCAGCAACTAATATTAACGATGTAGATTACGTAGTAACTTGGGATAATGTTAATAAAAATCTATGCGTAGCGACTTCAAGTTTGTTTATATCAAGTAGCACGGGTGGAACAAATTTAATAACAGGAAGCACATATCCGATTACAAGCAGTTGGGCAAACAATGTGGTTTCATCAAGTTACAATTTAAGTTCAAGTTATGCGCTAACAGCATCATATATTTCAAATTTAAATGTAAATGGAAATCTCATTTCAAGTCCAAATACACAAACATTTGTTGCTGCGACCGATAATTTTATAAGTTCAAGTGTATCGAATGTACCTTTATTGTTAATTCAAACACAGAGCATTATAAATGTACAAAATAATAGTGGAAGTTTTAATTTTTACGGTCGTTATTCTGGATCAAACATAAATGTTGGAACGCCGGCTGATAATTATCCATGGGGCGATAGTATGACAGGATCTTATTTTAGTACTTGGAACTCTAATACAAATGTATCAGATATCGTTAGATTTTTTGCAGGAGCGTTTAGCGCAAGTTATCCGATACCAAGTCCAAATACACGAACTTTTAGCGGAGTAACTGGTACAAACACTGGATTTGGTTCTACTGTAACTATTAATGGTAGAGTTCCATCTGGAAGTACCAACTCAAATATTTTATATTTGCAGCCGCTTGGATGGGCAACAATTGGATCGACAATTTTTAGTGGTTATACATTTAATAGTGGTGCTGCATATATAAGTTATGCAAGCACTGTTGGTGGTAGTACAACTGTAAGTTCAAGTTTAGGTAGCAGTGCATTTGGATTGGGGCCATTAACTAGTAATAATATTACACAAGTAAATCTTAGCGGATCTTTTAGATTAACATTTGCATCAAGTAGTGCCGGCACAATTAATTATACAAATAATTCTGCATCGATTATTCTAAGTCAATCGACAACTAATTTAACACCGTCAATTGCCACGCCAATTGCACTTAATACAGTGCCATCAGCAAATATAGCAGTTATTCCTCCTGTTTATCAAGATGGATATTTCAGTAATTTCACTGGTTCTAATTTAACCAATAGTATTGCATTATCAAACATTAGCAGCAGTGGTATCTATGTGTTTAGTGCAAGTATTGGTATTAGTTCTGGTAGTTCAGCATATAGAGTTTATACTCCATCCACAGTAACTTATTATTATACACCGTTAACGGATGGCTCATTTACCCAAACTATTACTTCACCAAGTAGTTCCGGTAGTTATATTAGTGCTGTCACAAGAAGTTTGAGTGGAGCACCATATTTAACAAGCGGATCTAGTTATCGCTATACTATAACATCAAGCGGAGCATTTAATCCATTATATTATAATGGAATCGTGTCAAGTGTATCTTTTACAAATGCCACCCTTGGGTTTGTTACTCCAAATAGCTCGTCATTAACTACAAATCCAACTATTCAAACTGCGGGTGTTGTAAAATCATCAGATTATGTTACCACTCGCACCGTTGGTAGTTATCCGTTTGAAAGTGATGTTGTTGTATTTGATTTGACTCTAAATGCGGGTGGAACAGGTAGCAATGCTGCAAGTTCAGGTTCGTCATTTTCAACCTTCGCCGTATCTACAACTACATACAATAGAGCAGGCAGCGGAACTGTCGTAGGATCCCAAACATACAATGTTCACACAGCAGGATCATTTGGTACACCAGCTTCAAGTGGTAGTTTATTGTATTTTGGAAGACCAGAAGGCTACGTGACATCATCTTTAACGTTTGGTTCACAATCATTGAATCCGGGTGCAATTACAGAACAGTTGCTGGACGAAGCAAATCGCATCGTATTAGCTGACAATATGTTAAATATGAGCGGATCATCGTTTAACAGTGCTTCTGTATTGGCTACGTCATCTTTACAAGTCAAACCCGGATTTTTAGTAAATCCGGGTGGCTCAAATGGTTATTGGTATCCAAGTGGATATGGTACAACATACAAATATTATGTACGTAGATTCAAGAGTAATGTCGTTGTTAATAAATTACAAATTACACTCACGGGAAATACTTCATTGGTAAATTGGGATTCTACTGCATCAAATAGTGTGGCAATGGCTATTTTATTTGAAAGCGCAAATAGTAATGTTTATGCTCGATGCCGTTTGTATGATGTAAATAATTTATCAACCAACGTAATATCATCTAGTGTAGCACCTTCCAACTTAAGTACAAGTGGTGTAAATCCATTTGGATCAAATATTGATTTATACGGAAACAACGGCACAGGTGCAAGTAACTCAAGTGGTATATTTATATTTCCAACAAGAGCTGCTGACGGTGCAATATTGGATAACACTAATACGGCACAGGATGAAATTTATTTACTAATTCGTTACAACGGAAGTCCAACTCCAATTACAAGCATTAAAATAGAAAAACTTTCATAACATGGCATTTGACCTTCTAACAAAAGCAGCAAGATTATTGGTAGGACGACGTTATACAACTACCGATTTATCGGACTCTCAAGAAGCATTTACTTCTACTATTCAAATGGGAGCCGATGAAATCTGGTCACAAACTGCATTAATTCCAAGCGCAAGTTTGCCATTTAGTTCAAGCGCAACTGCGGGAACGACACAAACAACAGGTGTTTTAAAATACTGGTTTAAATTTCCATTGACAGTAGCAAATGATACATCACCTGCAAATAGTGTTTGGTTTTTTATGAGTCCAACGGGGAGTGTTTCTGGTACTGGTAGTCAATTGATTGTCAATGGACAACAAACAAATTTTATCAGTCCAAAATATGGTGTAACTACCATTGCAAATCAAACAGCAGATGCTAGTAACAATGGTAATCCACCGGGCTATAATATTGCTTTGTTTACATCAGCCAATGGTAGTACGTTTACGAATTGGACAGCAAGCAACTATGCATTTGATTATAAAACCGGTGTATTGCAATTCTCGGGATCAACGGTACCATCAAACCGAGTTTATGCAACTGTATATCAATATATTGGTCAATTTGTTAGTGATGCGTTAGCAAGTGGATCTACCAGTTCAATGACAAGTAGTTATTTTAGCGGTAGTGTTGCCACCGCAAGTAATTTAACAGTAGTACAAACCAGTTCACTTAATGTAGTCACAGCAAATACAGCAAGTGTGGTATATTTTTCATTAACTAATAGCGGAAGTGCTCCAACAAATAGTACAGATAGTGGCATGCCCGGAGAAATGAGATTTGATGATCATTATGTTTATATCTATACAAACAACATATGGACTAGAATACCAAAGGCCCGTTGGAGTTAACCTAATAATATTTTTTTCTGGACAGAAGTGGCGGGATTTTCTTTAATTCCCATACGTGATTTTAACATTTGTAATGCTGCTCTTGGATTCATTTTACCACAATTGAATCCGACAATACCGTGTGTTTGACAGAATTGTTGTAGCTCATACAAGTCATCGGGATTGATATTTTTGATAGGTGGCAATTCTCCACTGTCCTGTTGTTTTTTTCTTTTTAACAATGCTTGATATGGATCAAATTCATGCGGTACACTAGCAACTGGTTGTTGCATTTTTCTCAATAACAATTGATTAAAATCAGCAGTTGGATATGATTCGGTATCGTTCATGTTGTTATATATCCTTTAGAACTATCTCCTTTTTTTCCATAACCTTTTAAATTTTGCACAAAATACGAAATATTATAAGGTTCAATACCAGATGCTACTCCATGCACAATATCATGCATTGGACTACGAAGCGGATCATAATCTGATATATTTATACGAATCGCGTTAATTTCAGGATTTTTAGAAACGATATACATATATGCTGATTCGATTCCTTTTTTTGTTATTTCAGACGGATTTCGTAAATTGTGAATGCATAACCGATGTATTCGATCTGCGAGTTGCGGATTGATACCAGAATAACGTGCAGTAGAAACCAAACGGTTTTTAGGAATTTTTACTTCTTTTCCTGTGGCTTTATCTATAAAGAAATCGGGCAATTCAGGAATATCTTCTAATGATTCCCGTAATAATAATTTTGCATATTTAGATAAATAAATTTTATTCATCACTTAACAATCGTTTAGCAATTTCTGTCAATGATACTTCATTCTTCCATGAAACCGTACTTGGACCCTTTTTATGACTGGTTCCTTTTTTTGTGCATTGACTAGGTGTAGGTCGGCACGCAGGATATTTACTTCGTTTTTCTCCGGATTGTCTTCCGCAAGTTTTGCATTTTTTAGTTCCGGTTTCAGGATCTTTGCGGCATGTATTACAATCTACCCAACCTTTGCCTCCTTTACCGCCACGACGGGCAAACCAGCCATGCAATCCTTGTTTTTTTTCTTTTGAGAAATCTTCTTCTAATTCTTTTTTGATCTGTTCAATTTCTTCCTGAGTCTTTTTCCATATTTTACCTTTTCGACAACGAACAACAGCACCACTGGCATATGCACTTGGCCATTTTTTGTATTTTCTTTTTGCAATATCAGTACATCTATCTTCCTCCAAAGAAGGTTCTTCGATATTTACATCTACTGTAAAATCATCATTATTCATTTGATTTAAGTTTTTATTATCACTAGAAATTTTGTCATTAACTTTATTGACATGATCATCGGGTGTATTACCGATTTTCCCTGCAATATTGTTTCCAGCGATTGCTGTTTTATTGGACCCTACTAGCTTTTCATGATTAATTGAATGATCTGGATCACCAAATCCTGTTGATGTTCCAATTTGATCTAACTCTTTTGCCAATCCTGCTTTTTTGAGTTTGGTATAATATTTTGGATCTTCACTCAAATGATCCAATGCAATTTCGGTGGCAACGTTTGGATCTGTTGTATGTTCCATTTCTACAGTTTGCCCCAATGCCAATTCAATTGGATCAACATCATGTGGAGCAGTTGCATCACCAACTCCCCCTGTTAACTCTTCATAAAATTCATTGTAGCCAATATCTACGTCATTATGATTAGTATCAGTCCATGTGTCCATATTGTTTACAGCAAATTCATCCACTTGATGTTTGGATAATTTATCAAAACTAGTATGAGGTTCAGCGGTTGGATCTATTTGCCATCTATTTCCATGCATAGCAGGATGTTTAATTATAGGATCATTAAGCTTAGTAGGATGTTTGCCTGTAATTTTCATAGATAACGCTTTCTTTTTTTCATTTCACGAATAATATCACTAATGGCTTCTTGACGAACTCCGTTTTCATCGACTTGCATCATATGCAATTTACTATAGAACTTTGGATCTTTCTTTAAATTGGATACGACCAGTTGTTTTGCAATATCTTTACGTTTGAATACCATTTGTTTCAGTTCATATTGCATACCTGTCAATACTTCATCTGGTGTTACGACGTTTTTAATAGCATCTACATCATTTTTAAAATTTTCGCTACCTTCGGGTGATGTATTATCATATTGGTCAGGGGTGGGTGTAGTAATATCACTTGCACTTGTAGCGGTTTGTGGATATTTAAATTTTTCTGGTTTCTGACTGATATCTGGACTATTAATAGTATCTACACCAGTAGTACCCAATCCACCACCTTGTGAATAGGGTAATCCCGTCATCATTCTATCGCCCATTTCGTTTTCTTTTAATTTTGGCATATATATAAATATTAAATCAGTTTAGTATAGAATAAAAATCTTTTACCATACAATTAATTGTTTTTTCATTTAAAATATAGTCATATGCTGCCTCAATTTTATTTTGATCGTGTTTATAATTTAAAATTAATTTTTTTAATTCTTGATTGGATGAATAGATGTTTCCGTATTGTTTCATATCAGTCGCTCCTGCGATATCTCTACTAATCCATGGAATTTTGTTGATCATTGCATCTAATAAAACCAATCCAAATCCCTCACTATAACTATTCATTATGTATACATCCGCATTTGCAAGTATATTTAAATAATCCAATCGATTATTTATTTTAAAAACTTCTATATTTTTATTCGTTGAAATAGGAGGATCACCTATATATCCTGTTAAAATCAATTTAGTATTTGGTACGTTTAACTCTGTAAATATATCAATTAAATCACAAAATCCTTTATGAGCACCAAATCCCCCGGAACTTAAAAAAACGAAATCATTATGTGTTGATTTTGTTCCAAAACAATCATTCAAATCGACAGAATATCTGATATGTTTAGCTTTTGCTGCACAATTATATTTTAAAGCATGATTAAAATCATATGATGTGCCCCATCCTATTGCCGTCGCGTGTTTAAAACCATTTATTGCACTTTCGCTATCAGATGGTTTAATTATCCAGTATAAAGTTTTTGCTTTGATTTTTTTAATATTTAATAATGCATAATCTTGAATTGGCATATCATTTCCGTGAATGATTATCCAATCATATTGGCATGAAAATAATTCGTTTCTATCATTAATAACTGTGACATTTCCATAATTTCCCTGACTGCAATCAGTCAAAACGGTTACTTGATATTTTTCTTTAGCCATCGCTTCACTAATTAATTTAATATTATATTCCGATCCTCCATTGTAAGGATACGTGCGATGTACAACAAATAAAAGTTTCATATAGATTTAAATATTATTTTTCAATAATAACCACTAACCAATCGGTAATTTTTTCTTCTTCTTCAATAGTTAACTGACAATTAATTGTCGATGTTGGTAATAAATCATTAACACAAATTTCATCGCCGCATTTATTACTAATATAAAATTTAGAGTTTTTAATGAAAAAATTCCAATTGTGCAATCCGTGATAATTTTCAACAATACCTTCATTTATTTTGTGTTCAAGAATAACATATTTATTGGAAACATTCACCATTTCCTGAATACATTTTATTGGATTATATGTATGATCAATACTATTTCTAGCATAAACAATATCAAATGAATTGTGTTGAAAATTCAAAGATAATTCCGATGCATCCAATGCGATTGGAATCGTTGGAGGATAAACATTATACTGATTATACAATTTATAATAACTTTCTGCTAAATAATCTACCGCAGTTAGTTGTATATTTTTTGTGGACGTTCTTCCCAAAAAAGGAAAAGGACCAGATCCTACATCCAAAATTGTTATTTTATTTTTTTTTTATTGAATCTATCAACAATTGAACATTTCTATGAACCGGTAATTCTATGTATAATCTAGTTTTTACATATTGATGTAAATATGAATTTGTATCTGTGGTATATTTATAAAATACATTATTCCAATGAGATATTTCAGTATCTACTAAAAATTTCCAATCTTCAATAGTCATATGCATATATATGTTTATGAATTGTATTGTATCATTTAATACAAAAAATAATCCACATATCGTTTCTTCAAATGTTGAAGAAAGTATTAAATGTGCATGTGCAAATTGGAATTGTAAATATCTACGCATAGAAACTCCACTTCAACCAAGTAGATTTCATGATATGTTTACAAAATTATACTTACCATATCAAACATTAAATTTTGATAGATGTATGTATCTTGATACTGATGTGTTGATAAAACACGATTCACCAAATCCCTTTGATATTTTCAACGACACGGATTATTTTTATGTTGTCAAAGACATGCAGCAGACATTTCTTTCAGATGAAATCAAACAGGATTTCAAAAACAATCAACTTTGTAGACCTTGGTATAACGAATGTAAACGCGTATTAAATGTCAATTTAGAGTATCAAATATACAACGATAATTTTTTTAATGCTGGAATGTTCTTATTTACTCCACAAAAACATTTGTATTTATTCGATCATATGATCAAAGCATTGTCGTTGATACAAGATCCGTATCCACGAATTCATCAAGTTGAACAGGCATTGTTAAACTATACTACTATGTATTATTTGAATGATAAACTGATACATATTTCTAAAGAATGGAATTATATTGATCCGCCATTAAATTCAAAAACTATGGAAGGATATATTTATCATTTCACTGGATGGTATTATGATACTTACAAATCACAATTAAACAATTTTAAATTATGGCAAAAATAGCAATATTAACGATTGCAACTGATAAATATATTTCATTTTTAGAACCATTGCACAGAAGTATATTTTTAAAGTTTCTACCAGATCACGATAAAACTTTATTTGTATTTACAGATAAAGATATAAATTATATAAATACAAACACTATTAAAATCAATTGTTTACCATGGCCAATTACCACTTTAATGAGATTTTTTTATTTTAATAGTATATCAAGTCTATTACAAACATTTGATTATATTTATTATATTGATTGCGATATGTTGGTACATACCACTATCACAGAAGAAATATTACCCGTTAATAATGAAATTGTTGCGGCAAAACACTTTTATTTAGAAAATTCTACCGGAACATATGAAACAAATATAAATTCAACCGCATATGTAGAAGTTACGGATATGCTATATGGAAAATATTGTCAGGCTTGTTTTTTTGGATCGAATGCACAATCTTTTATTAAAATGACTATGGAATTGAATGAAAATATTAATAAAGATTTAAAAAATAATTATATCGCTATATGGCATGACGAGTCTCATTTTAATAAATACATTTTAAATAATCCTTGCAAATTATTACATTCAGGATATACACATCCTCCATTTATTTATGAAAAGGAGAATAAAAATCCAGTAAAATTATTGCATTTGAATGCACATGCTACTGGTATTAAAAATATTAATATTATAGGATAGTAAAAAATACTTTTTATTTAAATTAGAAAAAGATTCAAATGACTTGTCATAGAATGTTGAATCTAAAGTGAATAGTTTTAGTATGATTCAAAATTTGCATCCAATGTTAAAGATGCAAATGTTTTATCATTGTTATCAAATAATTCAGGATTTTGTTGCTGAAGTAACGACATTTGATTTACTAATGGAGGATTTAAAACGTAATGTTTTAATTGTTTTAATGATTTTAATTGTATTTGAACATCAACTGCCGCTTGGATTTGACTATTGGTATCTATCAGTGTTGGTATACTTGATTTTTTAATCATATAAGCATGTGTACACATCGGGGGATGTATTGGATATATTATTCCATCTGATATAATAGTATTGTGTTCCATTTGTGGTAAACAACAATGTCCAACAAACACATATTGCCAATCATTCGGCAATCTGGATTTTATTTCTAGGAATTTTTCGGTGAAATTATCTACCAGTTGTGCGTCATCTTCTAGAATTAAAACTTCATCATATGAGCTGTGCCATATTGTTTTCCATAACATATAATGAGATAAAATACATCCGATACGACCTTGTCTTATAAATATCTCTTTGTCGTGTTCCGTAAATGGTATTGTTGTTCTTAATCCGGATAATGGACCATCGAATCCTTCAAAAAATTCAACATCAACATTATGTTTTTTAAAATGGGATTCAGCGTATTCTTTTCGCTTTGGGGTGCTTTTTAAAGTTAAACAGAATATTTTTGGTAATTTGTTCATATTAATGCTCGGCAAAATAGATATCCACAATTATTATAATTGTCATTTTCAGTTGATAATTCGGGATAAAATGTATATTTGTTAATTTTTACAATCTCATAATTTTTAACAGGAATATACTTTTTAATATCATTCAAATCTTCAAGACACGTTGAGTGTAACTCAATTAAAAAATTAGGTTTGTATTGTTTTATTACTTGTTGTGATTGCTCTAAAATTTTTACTTCTTCTCCTTCAGTGTCTAATTTAATTAACATATTATTAGAACAATATGGCAATAAATCATCTAGTGTTTTAGTTATACAATCACAACTTTCAAAATTTTCATTGCAAAATTTAAATTTATCCAAATTAGTAAATGATAAATTATTTCTTTGATTTGTAATATAATAATTGTATGCAAAAATATTATTTATATTATTAATTTCAAGATTTTTTTGTAGTATTGCAAAATTTTTTATATACGGTTCGATTGCAATTACCTTTTTAGAAATTGATGAATAATTTAATGAATAGAATCCATGATGTGCTCCAACATCAATAATTGTATCCAGTTTATTGTACGTATTATCAATATTATTGAGTTTTTGATAAAGGTCAATTAAATAATTATTTGTGTTTTTATTTGCATACAAATGATCTTTGAAATTTATTTTATTATAAAAAAACAAAGTACATAAAATTAATTCAAAAGAAATATATGATTTGTAATTTTCATTTTTTTTCAAACTCACATGAACTGGATATGGATCTGTTGTTTTGTAAATAACAACATCATCATACCATGCTTTTCCAGTTTCATCACCAATATAAAAATTAAAATCGTTATATGGATATCCCGCTGTTATTTTTGTAATGTAATTATTCATTATAATTTAATATATAGGTTACAATGATTATTAATATCATCCGATTTGGCTTTATCAATTAATTGTAATTTAAAGTTTTGTTCTATTAATTCGATTGCTTTTTTACTTTGTTCCCAATCGGCGTCATTAAACCATAAAAATCCACCAGATTTTATTTTTGGTACATATAATGAAACGTTTTGACACGCTGATAATGCTTCGTGATTTCCATCAATATGAAGGATGTCTATAGGAAAATTTATATTATTAGCGACATTCATCGAATTATCTTTTAAAATATGTACGAAATGTTCTGTTTCAGATTCTCTTATATTCGTTATACATTGATCATAAATCATGTCATAGTTTAATGAACTCCACCATTTAATGTCATTTTCATTTGTCATATGCATTAAGCAATCTATTGGATTCCATGAATCAATTCCATATATTTTTCCGATTTTGTTTTTCTTCATTGCCAATGCTTGACATATTAAAGATTTTCCATAAAAAACACCTATTTCTACTACACGTTGTGGTTTGGTAGCTAATATAAGACTTGTCATTTTTGTCATTTTTTCAGTGCTACACCACCCTTCTATACCTTTTACTAAATTATAATTTATCATAACTTATTTTTAAATAATCCGGTTAAAATATTTGTATTACCATCCACTGGTTTACGAATGACATCTTCTATATTTGAATATTTTACTAGATCAAAATTTATTTCATTCATAAAGTTTTCTAACGAAGTTTTGTTAAAATGCCATATATGTTCATTTGGTTTTCGGTGCTTCCAATTAAAAAACCAATCGTCAGAAAAATAATGACATTCTGGTACTGATATTAGATAATATTTCGTTTTAATATTTTTTATATCGTATACATCATCAAAATGCTCTAATACGTCAAACAACGTTACGACATCAAATGTATTTTCATACAATGAATTTATCTTTTTAATTTTATTTGGTGCCGGATAGTTTGATACATCATATCCATAACAGTTTTCTATTATATCGGCACTAACTGTTAAAAAATCACCATTACCATATCCAACATCCAATAATGATTTTGGAATAAAGTTTAAATTTCCAAGTAAAAATCCAAGACGCAAATAGCTTATCTGTAAACTAGATGTTCTAATTTTATTATAATAATCAAAATATTCTTTTGTAATTTTATTTACAATATTTTGTTTTATAAGTTTATTGTTTAATTGTATATAATTATCAATCATTCTCTGTTAAAACATTATCTAATTTCATAGTTAAATTAGGAAATAAATCTAGACCACTTTTAAAGTTAAGTAGTGTTTGTACTAGTTCATGTCTAAAATAAATAATACTAGGTTTATTAAATACACCACCCAATAGTCCGGCAAAGCTTTCGGTTGATAAAACATTGGAAGCGTTGTATATTTGTTTAAATGTGTCTTCTAAATAAAGATCGCCGCACATATTTATGAATATTTTGTTTGGATATAATGGCTGAAGCTTTTCAATACAGCGTTGTGTCAAATCATAATCTATAGTGCTGCCAACAAATTTATTAACAATTATATTATTTGATTCAATCCAATTTGTTAAATTTGAGAATGATATTCGTTTATGACATTTTGCAAATTTATCAACGTGATGCGGTGAATAATGATGACTACAATACTGCACTATATTATAATTTTCTGTGATATCCTCTTTCAAGAAAGCAAATCGCTCTTGATAAAATTTAATTATAGCATCACTACTAATAATAGAATGGAAATGATTCCAAAGTTCTAGTTTATTATCTAACATACATTCAATTGACGCATTTCTTTTAGAGAAATAATGTTTAATCGTGTCTTCTATCTTTTGTCTACTTGACGGATTATCTTTTATTTCATCGGATATACCGCAAATATATGTAAAATCATCCAAAATATTCGCTTTTTTATACAATGTCAGTAGTTCTGTATAAATTGCCCATGTTGAATCAATCTGGCCTTCGCACGTAAGTTTCAACTCTATTTGATTTGCAATATGCAATATTGCAATCTTTCTTAATTGTTTTAACTGTGCGTAGTGATATAATGCAAAAAATAGTCGAGCACCAGCAACAGTGTCGCCGATGCTGTTTGCATTCATGAAGAAATATCCGATATTCATATTTTTTCAAAAAATATCATGTATGTGTTATTTACATTTTTTTTAATTATTGTTTTTTTGTAATTGCTTATAATTAAATTGTCATTATTTGAAAAATATAAAATATATTTTATATCTTTGATATTTGATGGAACTTGTTGATTGTTTAATACTAATAAATCATAATTTTCATAATTAATATCGTCTAATATTTTACTATCTTTGAATATAATGTTAATTTTATAATTAAATAAATAATTTAAGTGATGTAAAATATCATGTTGTAATTGTGGTTCATCTCGTATTGTTGTGAACTGAAGTGGTTTAAGATGTAGTAAAATTCTAGAAATATATGCTCTATCAGTTTTATACTCGATAATATTTTGAATATTATATTTTTTAAGATCGATTATTTCATCAAAAAAACCAACGGCATTGTTTTGTGGATTGTGTATATTTACTGAAGAGATTTGATTATTAAGATATTGTCTTTCAAAATCAAACAAATCTACATCGGATTGTTCCACATAAAAATGTTTTGTATTCAAATGCATATCTTCATTTAGATTAAATGTATTTTTCCACTTATACAAAAAATAAAATAAGTTACGATCTTTGAAATCTGAAAATTTAGTTGTTATCAGTGGCTCCGCAGTGCCCCGTTTATTACCGAGTACTTCTGTTTCTTCAAAATTGTTTATCATTCTAACCGATTTAAATCCGATACAATTATGAGATATATTATTATTTTGTTTTTTTCTAATTCTTTCAACCATATCAGAATCTTCAAAATAACATGGCCATATATTCTCATCAAAATATCCGGTTTTTTCAATCCAAGCTGGTGAAGCGATGAAAGCTGCCCAATGATTACACCATATTAAATGTATATTATCTTCTTTTAGATTTTTATTAAATTTATCATATATACTTTTTAATGAATCATTTGATGTAAAATAGATATCATCGCATATAAACATTATCGTTTGACCCGATGCAATTTTTATTATTTGATTTAGTGCTCTACACGTTCCATAGTTATACGCATTTTTAATAATAGTAACGGGTATGTTTATATTTTTTTTCAATGTATATCCAATTCCGTTATCAGATATGATTATTTCTTTAGGCAAGATTGATTGATCTTGCAAAGTGTTTAATAGGTCATCTAAATAGTCATATCGATTGTATGTAATTATTCCAAGAATAAAATCGGCGATCATAATTTTATAATTCCTGTCTTTTCGTCATTAAATCCAAAACTAACATAAAAACTATTATCTTCATAAATAGCTCCACATGGAAATACAACAATTGGATTAAAATTTGGTAAAAATCTAAAATCCGATTCATTTCCCCAAATAATAGGCTCCTTTGAGATTTCAATAATTTTAAATGGAGGTTTAGCTTCAAATGTATAATATCCCATAAAATATTGTCGTTTAGGATTTTTCCAAGGAACGCTACTATGAAAGAAATTATAGTATATACCATCTTTCAGAATTGGATTACTGCCCATGCGCGGTTCTCCAAAGCGCCATGTTTTAGTAATATCAACAAAAGTTTTGTATTCAGTCAATATACGACCGGTGTTATCAAATTCTATAACTGTGTGTGGATGCATTTGATACACACATAGAATTTTATCATCATGTACAAAATATGTCCAATTTTTTTGGGAACGAGTATTACTTAAACAATTAGATGAATTACCGTCATATACAGGATGAATATTTTCAATATGATTAAACGCACTATCAAATACTAATATTTTTTGATGTATCTTTTCAGAAACATGTAATTGATAATTTGCACATCCCACATAAATTTTATTTTGATGAATTAATACTCTTGGATCTTCATATTGTTCGTCTTGAACTTCATCTTTAATTTTTAACGGAATTTCTTTTATTCCTTCATTTAAGTTAAATAATTTTAACGTGTTATGTGGAATTTTATCTTCATCAATATGGCAATATCTAGTCATCAAATATTTATTATTATTAAATTTAAATATTGCTGGATTAAAATAAAAATTATTTGCATCATATGGTAAGTTTAACAACTTAACATTTGAATTTTGAATTTGAATTGGTATGGAATTATTATTTAATGTAAAATTTGATACACAATATTTTTCTGATTCCATTCCATTCTGATACGCGTTCTGCATCAGTTCAATTGCATGATTTTCATCAGCATTAGCCCATACATAATCTTCATTTAAATAATGTTTTTGAGTTATGTATGAATTTACTGGGGATGTGTTATATCTGACCAATCCCGAATAATTTTCTCCTAAATATTCAACGTGACCTCCATATCCAGTTACAATAAGATTTTTATTGTGTTTATATGCGTCATAAATGCTAAGACCAAATCCTTCAGTGTGAGTTAAACTTACATAACAATCAAAATGATAATGCATACTGTGTACTTCATCATGATTTAATTGTTCTTTAATATATACAATAGGTGCGTGATCGGGATATTGAGCAGATAATTCATTTAAATATTTAGCACACTCGACTTGTTCTTGTATTGAATAATTTGATCTAAATGTTTTTAAAAATAGTGCAACTTTGTCAGTTGATTTAAATGCTTTACAATAAGAATGCAATGTTGCAATTAAATTCTTTCTATCTGTCAATTGTTCTATACAATAGAATTTATAATAATCTTTTATATTTAACAATTTAATGTCAGATTTTATTAAAACTACACTTTTCTTTAGTAAGTGTTCAATCGTATATAATTGATTTTGAAAGTCAACAAATATATGCGGTTCAACAATAATAGGCTTAAATATACCTGCCTTTAAAAATATATTTTTATTCCATTCAGTGGGAACGCTAACATGAGTTACAACACTGTTATTAATACTATCAATCCAATCAGGATGTACTTTTTCAAACTCCCAAACGGTTCTTCCAATAATCTGTGTTTTATCAGTAATGTTAAATTTACTGTTAGAAATAAGTTCATTCCATACTAAAGGTATGGAATGAACTATAATTGTGGATGGAGTTGACAGTATTACTTTTTTTGATTTGGATATATATAAATCAAAATTAGTATTTTCATTTAATGGCGTTGTACTAGCAATGTCATATTGTAACCATTGCACATAGTCTTTGTTTTTTACATGATTGTAAATATACCCCTTTGCCGCAGTAGCATATCCACTTGTGCCAATTGCGCTTATATATGCAATTCTTTTATCTGGAATTGATAATATTCTCTCTGGTAATAGATTAAATTTTGACGTATCCATTATAACAATTTCTTATAAATATACGGATCATTGATAATCCGTTTAATATATTTATCGAAATTCAGGCTTCAATAATCTCCAACGACTGTTATTAATTTCAATTTCACCACTATCAATTCTTTTCAATACATCAACTATTTCTTCTACATTGTTGTAAATGTACTTGTGGTTAAATAATCCCATAATCCATAGTGGACACTGGCGTTTATCACCTACACTAATAAAAACAGGTTTGCGTTGCTGACTTGCCAATACAAGTTCATGCATTGTACCATATGTAGGATTTTTTATATCAAAATTAAAGATGAAAAAATCCGATACATCAACCAATCGCAAATCTTTACGAATTATTTTCTTCATATGCTCATGCAAGACATCAAATTCCCCATTTGCACGTAGCATTTTTACTGTGCGCTGATTACTTTCATCTTCAGGCATATCATCTGTAAACATTCGCTCTAACGGAGAAAGAAATGTTATATTTAACGAATTTAATTCATTTTTAACATAATCTCTCCATGTATTAGTGCTTGAATTTGCATTTTCAAGATTGCCTGCAAGATAAACCTTGGTTTTATTTAAAATATTCATTTTCCTCCCAATACGTGTGTTCTAATTCTAACTTTTTTATTTTTTTCGTATTCACTGAATAAGTGATCGTCGCTATAAGGATATTTTTTTACGATGATTACATATTCATTTTTATATGTGGTAGCGTATGCATTATCATACCATGCGTATTTTGAAAAATACGATACTATCTCAGTTAGTTTTTTATCCATTTTCATAGTATTTCTAGAAGTTTTGCAATACACGCCATGAAGGCAATTTCTTTATTCACAATCATGCTGCTTTGATACAAATACTCTGCCACAACCAAAATCGCTGCCGATTGCTGTTTTGGTGCATAATCATCAACACGATCAAATAAAGTTTGATACAATTCTTCATAGTGACGAATACCACTATCTGCAATCAACTGTCTAATTTTATTGAATCCGGTGGCAGCGTTGGATTCCGACTTCAAAATCTCAACAAGCTGATTTTTAGTATTGTATGAAGACGAATTTAATTCTGCGATTTTAATCTCACCATTCAACACGCTCTGTTGTGCAAAATTTAACACTTTACGAATATCAGGATAATATGTGTTAACAATATAACCCAAATCTTCCATTGTGTGCTGTATGTTTTCGGCATGCAACACATTTTTTAGATGGATTGCCACATCTTTCTTTTGCAGAGGACTAATTTCAAAACACTGACAACGTGAATACAATGGCTCACTAATCTTTTCAATATAGTTACAGGTTAGAATGAATCGTGTAGTCAATGCATACGTCTCCATAATGTTACGTAATGCCGCCTGTGAATTGTGTGTGAGATAATCTGCTTCGTCCAAAATAATGATCTTCAATTCAGAAAATCCAACATTTGAGGCAAAATCTTTAATTTTTGTACGAACGTTATCAACATTGTTTTCGTCCGATGCGTTAATATACATTGCATCGCACTCAACATTCTTGATAATCAGCTTTGCCAAGGTTGTCTTGCCGGTTCCCGCAGTGCCATGAAATAACAGATGTGGGATGTTCTTTGAATCAATAAATTTACGAATTGTAGCAATCAAATTTGGATTACTTACATATTCATCCAAAGATGAAGGACGATATTTTTCAGGCCAGATAGTATGATGTTCTTGTGTAGTCATATATTATTTAACAGTAAGACCGGTTACGTGATAGGTTGCAATGATGTCGCCGCTTGTAAATTGAGCAGTTGCCATAGGCTTAGTAACACCCAATTTGAGAATTGTATCGGTAGCATCTTTATTTGCTACCAAAATTTGCTTCAAATACTCAGAACTAAAACCAAGTGACGATGGAAGTGTATCTTTCCCATTTGCAGTTTTAGGCAAATATTTAATTTTTGAAGTGTTTAATGACTTGTTTGCACCTTGAATATGGCCGAATACCATTTCAAGTTTATTATCCTTGTTCATTTGAAATACTACATTCTCGCTATCGGACAATGCAGTTGTACTAGCAATATAAGTGTCAATAAAGTCTCTATCAAGCACGATTTCTACTTCAAACGGAGGTTCATTGACCTTCTTGATGGTCTTTACCACTTCATTTGCTCGCAATACATTAATATCAGCGGTTACATATTCCATCTCAATATTACCAGAATTTACTACAATATTGTAAATTTTGCCATTGTTGTCTTGTTTGACGGACAATTTGATATCCGCATCCAGTGCATTCAACATCTTCAATAGCTTGGTGGTATCATTTACTGCAAACTCGGTTGTTGGAATTTCTTCAAAATTATTTAGTTCAACTACTACGCTCAGTACATAATTTGGAGTACACGCTGCCATTCGTAGCTGCTTTTTATCATTCAGTACCTTCCAAATTGAAGTTTCCATAAAATTTGCAAGATAATACTTCTTAATCATCGATTCTAATGTAGATTTAATCATAAAAGAAAAACTGCTCGGTTATAAGTTACGCCACACTATAGCCGAGCAGTTGTAGGTTGTCCAGTTTATTTACTCACAATCAAATATAATATTCATTGTGTTCATGCTGTATTGATCTGGATAATTCCACTTCAATACGTTGTAAAAGTCTTCTAATTTGCTTTTGAGTTCTTTTTGATACATCAATTTACGATCAATGTATTTCTCAATAAAATCAAGAATTTCTTTAGGATCGGTGCCGTCAGCTTTCATAGCCAATGCATCAATACCATAGTCATTCTCAATTAAATACACCCACTTGATTTTTTGTCCATGCATCAGTTTTGGATATTTAGTGTCAAGTTTCCAAAACTCAAGCAAATCATTGTAAGCAAGACCAGCTTTTACTTGAGCAGGAGTACCCAATATAAAATTAAAAGGTACACGATTATTAGGATCATAATTTTTACCTTTATCCATACTTACAAACTTGATACTTGTGTTTTTTGCAAGTTCAATGATCGGCACGTCGTTCAATGTCAATTCAAACTCATAAATTTTCTGATTGATGATCTTCATGTCAGTCTTTTTAAGAATGTCAATCAAAAAGTCATTCATAAATTTTCTGAATCGAATTGGAAAACTTGTACGAACTACGTCGATACCTTTGATTTCTAGTTCATCACATTCAACACCATTTTTATTAATAATGAACTGTGTATAACGTTTCTTAGCCAGCCAAAATGAACTCTTGGCAATAACTTCTTGTTTTGCTTCAAATTCATGATGTTTCAAATGAAAGGCTCGTTGTGCCATTACATCAAAGATTTTATTAACAAACGTCTGTACCTCTGAACAAATTTTCAATGTTGTTTTGATCATTAACTCTTCGTTGTTAACATCAATTTCTGGCATGGTTCGTTCAATAATAGGCAATGCGCTTGCAAAGCAACTGTCTGTATCAGTGTAGATGACATAATCACCGTCATCTTTTAGAATATCCTGATAATATTGATTGATTGCTTTACCTGCCGTTTGAATAATGGTTACACCACTCTTCGTAACAGCTTCTGCATTGTCTTTATCGTAAAATCTAAAAATTGGCAATCCAAGCACACCATAAGCACTGTTCAACATAATCTTTTGTACCAACTGACGTTGATTATAAAATTGATACATTTCTTTGTTGTTTTCTTTAGCATACTTCTTTTCCAATTTACGCATCTCAACACGTTCATCAAACCACTTGGATAGAATCGATGGAATAACACCTTTCTTATCCAATTTGTACAAGCAACCGTTGCTCGAAACACTCAAGTTTTGCTGAGTCAACAATTTATGAAATTCATCCATAGTATATGGATTGCCCGCAATAAATACTTTTTCAAGTTTGCCGGAAAGATACGCTTCTACATCCCAACTATCAATCTTACCAACTTTCGTTTCTGGACTAATATTGAGACTAATCATGATTTTTGGATACATACTGGTCAAGTCCAAGTCAAATACATATTCGTACCGACCCGGAATTGGATCTTTCACATATGCACCTTCAAATCCTTCTTCGTTAGCTTCCAAACGCTGCTCATATTCTTCCTTGCCCTCCATTGGTTTATTTGGAGCAATAAGACCACCATTACGGCGCAAATATGTCAATATTGCACCTTCTAGGTATCGACTGCTCCATGCAAAGTTTTCATATGGAACATGACCTGTGTGACAAATTTTACGGGCCAATTCAATATATTGTTTGAGTTTATCAATCTCAACAACAATTTTTACGTCGTTGATATTGTAACGAATATACTTTTCCAAATCAGTCTTATACAAATGATCAAGACTTCCTTCAAATTCCACCTTACCAATACCGACAAATTTGCGGCCAATTGGATCAAGTGCATACGAAGGTTCACGCTTGTCTGAATATTTCTTGAACAATTCAAGATAATCCAAACAACTAATACCCGCTATCACCAACCGTTTGCTCCAATCGTTGATATAACAAATATCAATGGGACTCAATCGCTTTGAATGCTCTTTTCCCATTACATTCGTAATACGATTATACAGATAAGGCATATCAAATCCATCAATATTCCAACCTGTAACAATGGTAAATCCGAGTTCATTCCATTTGTTTAGGAACTTGCTCAATAGATTATATTCGTTGTCACTAGAAATAATTTCTATACCATCAATAGAATTGGTTTTTACCCGATTGTCTTTATCAAGTAGAAATGCAATATATTTGCCGCCTACATAATCATATAATGCAATTGCAGTGATTTCTTTATCGCCCTTTTCAACGGTTGGAAACCCACCTTCGCTGTCCGTTTCAATATCGATGCAACCAATACGATGTCCTTTGGATACATCATCACTGGACTCGTACAAGTCAATTAAAATTTTGGTTTCAATTGGAATATCCGAGCCAAAAAGTGATGGATCTCTAGGATTAAAAAATGTGACTCGTTCTAGTTCGTCACCATAAATACTACGATAACGTCCACCGGGACGCTTACGAAATGCATAGTTTTGAAAAGGTATATTTTGATAACCACCTTCATCATCCCATAGATGAACAGTGTTTGTTTTTTTATCTACGAATATATTTTGATACATAATTGTATATTACACCGACGTTGAATCAGGATTGGGAGTGTCGTTCGGGGTCTCGACAGACGACGAAACGGGTGGAACCGGGGGAACAATTGGTGCCATATTTAATTTTTGTCGCAACGACTCATAAATCGACTTATATTCGTCTTTAACAGCCAATTCAATTTGATCCACTCTAGATCGAATAGCATGTGGTTTGATGGCGCAAAATACAGATGGCTCCAATTCCACACCAGCCAATACAGGTGGAGTAGTTTTGTTGACGGCATACCACAACATTTCGATTTCGTCTTCTGTCAGTGACTTGAATTCTTCCAATCTCATGCTATCAAACTACCACAGAAAAGGAAAGTAGTCAACGTATTTTAACACCAACTACATCTTTGTTAACAACGATAAATTTAATATTTGATTGTATTTCATTTAATGTTGTCAATTCTGCACTCAATTCTTTATTATCTGTATCATCCAATGATTTAAGGCTAAACATATTTTGTTTTTTCATATGTTCCGCTGTGCGGCCTTGTAATTTTGGTGCAGGAATCACAACCAACATATTTTTTTCTTTTACAACCTGAGTATACTTGCTAATACTATCCATTACAGTTGCTTCTCCTTCCAAGACAATAAATAATAAACTTTTTTCTTCGCTTCGAATTATAAATTTGCCACTTTTAATTACAATACTTGCCATCGAAGTAGAAACAATCATTGGATTTTCTTCAGTAAATTCCGATTTTACATTCACTTGAGCAGATCCAAATAAGCTTAAATTTAAATTTGATGTAGTATACGTTGCAATATCCGGCAATTCATTTATATTGTTAAATGATTGATCAAATGAATCTATACTAAGTTTACTATTGTCATTCAATTTAACGATTACATCTGTACTAAAAGCTACTATACTCTCATTGTTTGTATTTGAAATTGTATAAATCGCATCTTTACAATCATACGTTTGTTTTACAACCAATGCTG